TTTACGAGTCCACCGTATTTTAGCGTAGAGCGTTATAGTTATGACGACACACAAAGTTGGGTTAGATACAAAGATATAAACGATTGGAACAAGGATTTCTTACAGACGACCTTGGGTAACTTATGGGACAGTATTAAGAGTGGTGGATACTTATTAGTGAACATTAGTGATGTTTATACAAATTCAAAATGGTCAACCGAAAGGGGCTGGTTAGAGATTTGTAATCCAATGAATGATTATTTATCTAAATTAGGAGAGTATCAAGGTTGTATTGGAATGGAAATGGCAAAAAGACCGAATAGTGGTGGAGCAGGAACAGCAAAAACTTATGAAGGTTCTGTATGGACAGAAAAATCACTTGAAAACAAAGATGACAAAAAATTTGGAGAACCGATTTGGGTATGGAAAAAGTTGTAAATGGATTTTGGTATGGTTCAGAATTAGGTGAACTTGAAAAGTTATGTATTAAGTCTTGGATAAAGAGTGGTTATGAGTTTTATCTTTGGGTATATGATTTAGATATTGAAGTTCCTGAGAATGTGGTTATAGCGAATGCAAATCATATAGTTACGTTTAGTAAATATTTTACTTATAATGAAGGTCATACAAAAGGAACACCTGTAGCATTTTCTAATTTATTTAGAGCACAATTATTATATCAACGAGGTGGTTTATATGTTGATTTAGATGTGTTGTGTTTAAAACCATATGATTTTAATAAACGATTTGTATTTACAGAACAAGGTCATAAATTATCTGATTATCATGTTGGTACTTGTTTAATATATTCACAAGATAAAGGAGAACAAATATTTGAGGATTGGATTGATTGGATTGATTCTTTAAAATTAACTTCTGTTTCACACGGAGGATTGGGACCAGATTTGTTTACTAAATTAGTTATAGAACACGGTTTAAAAGAGTATGTTTTATCAAAGTGGGATTATTGTCCTATAGATTGGGAATCATATAAAGATATATTTAAATATAAATCAAGTTCTTATGGAATTCATTTGTATAGAAGTTTATGGACAGATGAAGATTATAAAAATATAGGAGTTTTAAAATGAAAAAAGTTTTATTAGGATTCTCTGGAGGACTCGATAGTACGGTATGTGCCATACTTTTAAAAGAACAAGGTTATGATGTAACTCTTGGGTTTTTAGATTGGGATATGGAATTGAGTCCACAATTTGGTAAATTATCACGAACAGCTGCAAATTCTATTTCAAAGGAACTTAATTTACCAATGATTGAATTGGCAAAAGTTAATATTCCTAAAAACAGAGTAGGTACTTCTTATAGTTGGATACAATGTGTTTTTTCTATGGTATTATGGGAATCATCATATTGGCCAGGTGATTACGATGTAGTAGCGTTTGGCAATCGATTTATTCATTATCAATCTTTTCAGAATGGTAAATATAATAAAGATGTTGCAGAATTAATTTCTAAGGTGGTGAATTATGAAGGAAAAATACTTTTTCCTGTTGCTGATATGAAAAGGAAAGATTTGTGGCCTTTGGTTGATGTAAAATTACGAAAAATGATTTATAGTTGTAATACTCCTTTAGAGGAAGGTGAGTCGTGTGGAAAATGTCATAAATGTCTTGTAGATGCAGGTTATAAATAATGATTATTTTACATAAAGACAATCCAATATATCAAGTTTCTAATGATTATATGGAAAGATTTGTTGGTACGGATAGAGATAACAAATATACATGGAATCACATTAGTGGTTTTTATTATAAAAAATTCGAACATTTATTTCAGTCTTTAAATTTAGATTATAAATTAACTTATTATGAAGATTATCCTGATGTTGATGGTGAATATTTTTTTGGTAGATTTGCACATGCTCCGTTTGATAGGTCATTGCATATACCCTGTTATTATGAATTAGAAAAAAGATTTGAAAATATTTGGCCAACTAAACTTACTTATGAGTTATATGATGAAAAAATAAAACAATTTGAGTATTTAGATTTAATAGGACATTCAAATTTAATTGATTATAGGGTTGTAAATACATTTGAAGAACTTTATAATAAGGTTGAGGTAGGTGATGTTGTTAAATCACGGGTAGGAGCATCAAGTGGAAATGTTTTTTTGATAACAGAGTCTAAATATTGTGGGTATGATAATTTGTATGAACTGGTTCATCAATGTGATGACAGTAAATATTTTTTTCCAGCAATTATACAACCGTATTATGAAGGATTTGTGTATAAGTTATTTGTAACTAATAATTTTGTTTATTGTAAGAGGTGGAATGAGAACTGTGATACTACTCATCCTTTAAATTTTGGAGTAGGTCATCCCAATAAAAAATGGGTAAATACAAATCAAACTTTAGATAGTAATTTAATAACAGACGATGAATTATGTAAAATATCAATATATAAGGAATGTTTAGATATTAGAGAACGATTAGGTACTCCAAATTTATGCTTTGATTTTATTGAAACTGATGAGGGTGGAAAACTTTTAGAATTTAGTTATTTATATACTGAGCCCATTCCTGCAGTTAGTCATTATGGTAGATATAATTTTGATAAAAATAAATTTGAAACTGTTGAAGAAAATATGGAAGAAATATCTTATAATCAAACAGTATCAGTATTAAAAGAGTTTAATTTAATATGATAGAAGTTTATCCAACAACTTATGAAATAATTGAGAAATATAAAGATAATCAATGGTTAGAGGTGTTTCCTGAAAATGAAGATACAATTAAACATCATTATTTTGAATTCTATTCAGATGATGAGCCTATTGGATTTTGGAGATTAAGACATAAAGATGGAATAACTAATCATGGAAATAATTTTGTTTATTACGAACAACGAAAAAAGGGTTGGGGAAATAAAATTTTATTAATTAGTATGAATGTTATAAAAGAAGTATTTCCTGATACTAAGACTTTTTATGTACAATGTATTTTTATTAACAAGAGAAATTTACATATAAGAGATAAACAATTTGGAATAGAAAATAGATATCTTGAAACAGCAGAACCAAATAGGTTTGGGTTTAAGGAAAAGTGTGAAAAGGATTACATTTATTATGATACATTTGAAAATGTGTGGAATCGAAACAAGAAAGTTATTGATCAATTAGAGGTTACATTAAAATGAAATATTTATTCGTAATTTATACTGATATTGAATACAAAAAACATTTAGATTATTTTAAAAAACATAAGTTTTATCAGCAAATTTGTGATGACCCGAAGATTGAAGTTATAGAATGGGGTACAGATTTTCATACAGACTATAAGAATTTACCATTAAAAACTTATGAGATGATGAAGTGGTGTAGTGAGAATAAAGAATATGATTATTTGGTTAAGTGTGATGATACTATTGTTTGGAGAAATGATTTAGCGAATGAATTTATTTATGAAAATGTAAATATTTTCATACACAATGAAGATTATTGTGGTATTAAAAGTAGAAGATTTAGTTATGATGGGTTTTATGTAGATTGGTATAAAGATAAAGGATTGGGTGATCTTGATAAAAGTTTAAGTGAGATTGCCACGGGTGATTTTTATGATGGAAAGTGTTATGTTGTATCAAAAGAATTTAGTTCTTTTATTGGAAAACAGAGAGGAATAGCTAAAATGTTTTCTGAAAAAATGTCAATAGAAGATGTAATGGTAAGTTTTATTTATAGAGAGATGTATAGTGAGTAAAGAAGATGATCAGTTAATAAAGTATCGTGGTGTTAATGAGGCACACATAACTAAATTAGCCAATCCTTTATATAAAGGAAATCATATAGAAATAACGTTAACTTCTGGTTGTCCAGTAATGTGTACATATTGTCCTCAGTCGAATTATATAGAAGGATATAAAGATTTAAATACGGATAAAAAGAATATGTCCATTGAAGATTATAAAATAATTTTAGACAATATAGATTTAGTGAATTGTGTCGCGTTTACTGGATTTACTGAACCTTTATTAAATAAGGAGTGGTATGAGATAATTAAGCATACTATTAATAATGGATGGAGAAGTGTTTTAAATACCACATTGTTTAAAGTTACTTCGGAAGATGTAGATAAGATGGTAGGTTTAGATATACCAATTAATATTCATTTTACTGATAGTAAATTAAAATTTGAAGAAAAAATTTATAGGGAATTTGGTTCTAAATATAAGGGAGAATTACGTTTTGGTTATTATAATGAAAAGGGTAAGTCATTAATTCCAGTAAGTTTTGGTGGAGCAAAGGGTACACTTCAAGATAGGGGTGGAAATTTAAATAAAGAACAGGCACCCCAGACACCCGTGAGAAAGGGACCAGTTGTATGTACAACAATGAGACAATATAGTAATGTAGTTTTACCAAATGGGGATGTTTCAGTTTGTTGTTCTGATTTTGGATTAAAGCATATTCTTGGAAATCTGTTAACTACTAAGTTGTCAGATATTCATAAATCAGAAAAAATGAAAGATTTTAATCGTAAAATGGATGACGGTGATGAAAATTTTATATGTAATAGGTGTTCGTATTCTCGCCTAATGCGACCTGAGGATGAGGATAATTTATCAGTTTGGTATAGGTTGCATCCAAATGAAGAAACAGGTGAAGGCGAATGGGACCAAACACGATCACAGATTTTTGAACCAGATATGTCTGATGGTCAACATCAATATGACCATCCAAATGGAAAGGTGTGGTGGATATATTCGTGTAAAGATAAAAAATTTGTTGGTAAGTTTGAACGGTATAGAATAGATGGTATAACAGAATGCATTGGAGAATTTGATGAAAATGGTGAAAAACACGGTAAGTGGATTGGTTTTTACCATACAGGAGAACAAGAATACGAAGAAAATTATAAAAATGGTATTAGAGAAGGATTTTATAGAAAATGGTTTTATGATGGTATAGTAGAATTTGAGGGGAATTATAAGAATGGTAAAGAAGATGGAACGTGGAATTATGGAATACCGTTTCCTTCTGATGGTAAAATAATGAGAAAACGAAAAAATTATAAAAATGGAAAATTAAATGGAATATATGAAGAATGGCATCCAAATGGTAAAATTTGGAAAGAGTATCAATACATAAATGATAATAAAAATAGTGAATGGAAAGAATGGTATAATAATGGGAATTTAAAATTTAAAATACAATTTAAAAATAACAAGATGCATGGAGATTATTCAGAGTATCATGTTAATGGTTTACTTCGGGGAAAGGGTAAAATGAAAAATAATAGAATGGAAGGTAAATGGAATTTTTGGTTTCATAATAATATTGTAGAGGCAGAGATTTCATGTAATAATGGTAGAATAATTAGTGGTAAATCATTTAATGATAATGGAACTATTAAAAAGGGCAGAGAAGAATTGTGGGATGACAATTCTATTAAACCATCATGGATTTAAAATATAAAAAAGTTCCAAATAATGAAACTGCAATAGAGATTGAAGGAAAGGTTGTATTATCATTTGATCCACGATATAAAGAATATCTGAAATGGAGAGATGAAAATCCTGACTTAGAAGAACAATTGGAAGAAGAAATAGAAAAGAAAAGATTATATAATAACGGAGCACCACATAAAAAAGACAATCTTTGGGAGTGGTATAATGAACGTGGTCAGTTAATTTTGACTTGTGTGATGAAGGACAAAAAGAAAAATGGGGAAGAAAAAGCATATTACGAAAGTGGAAATTTAAAGTCTATATTTGAGTATAGAAATGATGTACTTGATGGTAAATCAAAAAATTGGTATGATAATGGTGAATTAGAAATGGAGGGACATTTTAATATCGGTAAAAGAGATGGTAAATGGATATGGTATAGAGAAAATGGTCAAAAACATATTGTTGCAGAAATGGAAGGTGATCAATATCATGGAGAGGTTATTCAATATGATCAAAATGGGATTATAGTATCAAAAGAAAATTTTACAAATGGAGATTTAGAAGGAAAATACGAATATTATCATGAAAGGACTGATAATATTGATGTTGATTTTACTGATATAGATTTTAAATATATTGGTAAGTTAAGACAGAGTGGTTATATTAAAGGTAAAATTAAAGATGGAGAAATTAAAACATATTGGGAAAATGGAAATTTAAAGTTATTAGAAACTTATAAAAATGGAATAAGAAATGGAAATCATGAACAATATTATTTAGATGGAGTATTGAATCTCATTGGTACGTATGTTAATAATTATGAATCAGGAAAATGGGTTGAGTACTATGAGAACGGAAATAAAAAGTCTGCGGGTAATATGAAGAAAGACAGACGAGAAGGAAAGTGGACTTATTGGTACATGAGTGGACAGAAAGAAAAGGAAGGAATTAATAGGGCTGGAAAGCCAGATGGATTATGGACCATGTGGTATAAAAATGGACAAAAAAGATCAGTAGGAGTTTTACGATGGGTAGAACATGATGGACCTTGGATTTATTGGTATAGTAATGGAAATGTAAAAGAGGAAGGAACTTATAAATATGGAACAGAGAACGGGCCCTGGGTTTGTTACCATAAAAATGGAAATAAGAAAAGTGAGGGAAGTTATAAATATTCAAAACCAGATGGATCATGGACTTGGTGTCATGAGAATGGGAATAAGAAAATTGAAGGAACTTATGATAGGGGAAACGAGGATGGATTATGGACTTATTGGTATAAAAATGGAAATAAATTAAAAGAATATCAGTTTGTGAATAAAACTTTACACGGTGAATGTATTTTTTATAGTAAAGATAGCAAAGTATTAGAAATAAAAAATTATTTGGGAGGTATGCTTCATGGAAGATATATTGATTATCATCTAAATAATAAAGAAAGAGCAAAAGGAAATATGTTCTATGGTAATATGAATGAAAAATGGGTTTTTTGGTATCATAATGGACAAAAAGAAATGGAACTTGAACTCAGAGATGGAGTTCCAGTTGGAAATGTAAGGATATATCACGATAATGGAAATTTAAAACAGGAGATAAAATACGATTCATTTGATTTTATTACTCCTGCAGGAGATAAAATATGATTAGTTTTGTTATACTTTTTTCTACGATAGAAAAAGATAAGTTTTTAAACTTAAATGAAAAAGAAGATTTGTGGAAAGATAGTAATTCTTCGAATATAATTTACTGTACAATAAAAACAATTAAGAATATTAATTCACTTAAATGTGGAAAGGAAATTATTTTAGTGGATAATAGTCATACTTGGCCAGAGATAGAATTACCGAATGTTAGGGTTATTAAAGGATGGCAAGCACTTCCACTCGAAGAACTTGAAAAGATTCCTGAATTTATGAATCATAGAGATATTCAATTAAGTTTAGATAATCTTGGTTGTTTAGGTATGTGGTGTGCAATGGGATTTTATTTAGGAAGTCAAGAGGCAAAAGGTGAATATGTTGTTTTACAACACAATGATACATTTTATCATCAAGATTGTATAGAGGAAATGATTGAACAAATGGAAGAAGAAAAACTTGAATATATTACGGTTGATAATAAGAAGATATGGATTTCAACTTATCTTTTGAATAAAGAATTTTTGAATAAATATCTTATAGAGGACTTAGAAGAAGAAGTTATGATACGTCCTGAAGAAGGTGGATATATAAAAACGAAAAAACTTGGTTTTGCAGATGCGTATTTTTTCATGTGTAAGAGAAAGTTCTTTGATAATTATAATATAGACTGGTATTGGGGTGATAATAATCACGGAGCAACGGTTTATTGTCTTGAAAATAATTTGAATTATCTTCATTTAGGTCCTTATTATGATAATCCAAATTGGGAAACGGACAATACGGTACATACATATGATTATAAAGATAAACCATTTTTAACTCATCTAAAAGGTGGATTTTCAGAAAATAAAATGTCAGCTGAAAATTTCGAAGAAGAATTTAATAGTTATTTACAGGAATTAAAAAATGCAAAATGAACATACCCTATGGGTAGAAAAATATAGGCCCATTTCGTTAGATACGTATTTGGGAAACGAACACTTAAAGAGTAAGGTATCTCTTTATCTTGAAAGTGGGGATATACCACATCTACTCTTATATGGGAAAGCTGGTACAGGTAAAACCACTCTTGCAAAGATACTCATAAAACATATTGAGTGTGATTATATCTATATAAATGCAAGTGATGAAAACAACGTAGATACAGTTCGAAACAAAGTGAAGATGTTTGCATCTACATTAGGGTTTAAGGATTACAAGATCATTATACTTGATGAGTGTGATTATATCACACCTAACGCCCAAGCCGCACTAAGAAACTTAATGGAAACATTCAGTAAACATTGTAGGTTCATTTTAACTTGTAATTTCGTAGAGAGAATAATTGACCCGATACAATCTCGGTGTCAGACATTCCAAACTACACCACCATCAAAGAAAGAAGTGGCAGTTCACTTATCAAATATATTGGAAACTGAAGAAGTAGGATATGAACTATCTGATATAGCACTTTTAATAAACAGTGCATATCCAGATATAAGACGAGTTATCAATTCCGCACAACGACAATCAGTAGAAGGTGAATTGGTAATAGACAAACAGAGTATCGTAGAGAATGATTATAAGTTAAAGTTATTAGAAATATTAAAGAAACAAGATAGGAAAAATGCATTTAAAAACATCCGTCAGTTATTGGCAGATAGTCAAGTTAAGGATTATGCAGACTTATTTAGACTACTATATGATGAAGTAGATAGTTATGGTAAGGGACATATCGCCGAATGTATTTTGGTATTAGGAAAGTATGAACTAAGTGATAGTCAAGTAGTTGATAAGGAAATCAATGCTATGGCTATGGTAATAGAATTATTAGGAGTCATAAAATAATGAACGAAAAATATTGGGGTGAAAAGAAACCACCTGCTAAAAAAGGTGCACAACCTAATGGTATTAAACCAGAAAAACATATAGCAGTTCATGAGAACAAGATTTATTATTATGCTGGTGTTAGTAGAGAAAGTGCAGTAGAATTAAATAAAAAGATAGGTGAGATAGAATCTAAAAGTTTGACACTTGGATATAATTTAGACATAGATCCACCAACACTTAAATTACTTATAAATTCGGGTGGTGGTTCAATTACTGCAGGTATTTCGTCTATGGATACGATACTGAGATGTAAAGTTCCAATTCATACTTATGTAGATGGATTCTGTGCAAGTGCAGCTACATTTCTTTCAGTAGTTGGTAATTATAGATTTATGAGTAGAAATTCTTATATGTTAATACATCAATTATCTTCAAACTTTTGGGGAAAGTATTCTGAGTTTGAAGATGAGAAACAGAATCTTGATTTGATGATGGAAACGATTAAAAGAGTATATAAAGAATATACTAAAGTTCCAATGGAAAAAATAGAGGAAATATTAAAACATGATTTAATGTGGGATGCAGAAACGTGTAAATCTTTGGGATTGGTAGATGAGATAGTTTAGTATGATAGATTACAAGACAAGAAAAAAGGCAATTTTTTGTGATATAGATGGAACACTATTAAAACATAATGGAACAACACACGGAGTAATCACAAAAAAACCAAAGTTATTAAGTGGAGTTTTAGAAAGGTTTGATCATTGGGATGAACGTGGTTATACTATTATAATAGTAACAGGTAGACGAGAGAGTTTAAGAGAGATTACTGAAAATCAATTGAGAGAATTCGGTTTATTTTGGGATTATCTTATTATGGGATTAGGACCTGGAAGTAGATTACTTATTGGTGATAATACTCCAGATGGAGATATTACTAATTTTGCTATTAGTTTAGAAAGAGATGGTGGTTTTAATCAAGAGGATTTTGAGAAGATAGGATTTTAAAATGAAACCACCAATGATATTATATGTCAATGGAGATAGTTTTTGTGGTGATGGTCCAGAACAAATAGAACATGGTAAAACATTTGGTGAGTTACTTGCTAAAAAGTATAATTTAGATATAGAAGAAGATTGGAAGGGTGGTTCAAGTAATCATAGAATATATAGAACAACTGTGAATTATATTATGAGTAATCAGTCTAAGTTACAAGATACATTATTTTTAATTGGGTGGACAAAACCTACTCGATTTGAAATTTATGATTCAGTTAATAAATTATATATTCAAAAGGGACATATTGATTTTTATCATAAGATTAATGAATTTTGGAAAGAATATATTAAATTGTTTGTCGATGTTAAACAAATGAAAGAGGAATATATACAAATGATTTTTTCGTTACAATCAATTTTACAAAATTATAATTGTAATTATTTATTTTATAATAGTTTTAATGATTCAGTTATTTCAGAAACAGACACTGAAACTGTTGAGTTAGACCATATCAATTTAAGACGATATAACTCAATAGTTTCAAATGCTATAGATTTTAAAAGATGGATAAGACCCAAGAGTTCATTTGATTGGTACATTAATAGTTTCAAACGAGAAGATGTTAGAATGGAAAAGGGACAGGATGACCATCCAAACGAATTGGGTCATGAAAAGTGGTTTGAGGTTATTGATTTAGTTATTCAACAATGGGGTATTTTATGAAACCACTAATGGTATTATATGTCAATGGAGATAGCTACACATTTGGTGATGAGGTAGAAGATAAAACAAGAATATGGCCTTATCTTATATCAGAAAAAATTGGTTATAAATTAGTAAATGAAGCTGAGTGTGGTGCGTCAAATGAACTCATAGTCGATAAAACTTTGAAATATTTTTCTAATCCCCCTCAACATCACTTTGATGATGTTCAAAATCATTTGGCGATTGTTGTTTGGTCTTATCCTATTAGACGACATATTATGGATGACAATGGAGAAAGAATTGAAATAAAAGCTATCGATGCTCTTGAAGGTAAAAATCCAAGTTACGATTTTTTAACTAAGTATAGTTACGCCTATGATGATTACCTTAGATATATTAGAAATATTTTATTACTTCAATATTTTTTTCAATCAAGACAAATTTCTTATATTATGTCAAGTGTAGAAGAAAATAGTTACTTCGATAAAGCAAGTATAAAAACAGATGATAAAAATTATTTTGGGTTGATTAATCATTGGAATTGGGTAAAAGATTTAAGTAGTATATTTGGTGAAAATGTTCAAATTCGCAAACATCCGAATGAAGTTGGTCACGAAAAAATATACAAAAAAATGTATGAGCATATTGAAAATAAAATATTACATGGGAGTATTTAATGAATGTTTTAGTTATAGGGGATAGTTGTGAGGATGTTTTTATATATGGTAACATAGAACGAATAAGTCCAGAAGCACCTGTTCCAGTTTTTAAACCAACCCACGAAGAAAAAAATGGTGGTATGGCTAGAAATGTTACGGAAAATGTTGAAGCATTAGACATGCATATACATACCGTAACAAATAAAAATAGTATTACAAAGATACGATATGTGGAGAATCGTTCTGGTCAAATGGTTTTAAGGGTAGATGAACATGACTATTGTGAGAGGATTGATAAAGATTTATTAGAAGGTCTTAAAAAGAATAAATTTAAAAATCCACCATTTGGATTTGGTTCAACTACAGAAGATTATTATGATGCTATTATTGTTTCAGATTATAATAAAGGTTTTTTAGAAGAATCTGATATTCAACATATTTGTGAAAATAATAAAAATGTCTTTATTGATACCAAAAAGAAACTTGGTGAATGGATTAAAGATGCAGATTATATTAAGATAAATGAATTAGAATATAAAAAGAATCACGAATTGTTATCTGATGATGGACTTAAAGATAAACTTATTGTTACGTTAGGTGGTAATGGTTGTAGATATAAAGGATTAGAATATCCAGTTAAAAAAGTTCCAGTAAAAGATGTTAGTGGAGCAGGAGATACATTCATTGCAGGATTAGTTCGTGGTTATTTAGATACAAATAGTATATATGAAGCAATTAAATTTGCACAGAGGTGTACTACAGTAGTAGTACAACAACACGGTGTTACAACAGTTACATTAAAGGAGTTATAAGATGGCTAGACAAAAATCACCCCAGTCACAAGTTCAAGTTGACCTGACAAAGGCAGATACTATAAAATGTGATGATTGTGGAAATTATTTATTTATCACATCTCATGTGATTAAGAGAATTTCACCTATCCTATCACCAACAGGACAAGAAGCAATTGTACCAGTTCAAGTTTATAGTTGTGGGAGTTGTGGTAAAGTTCCAAAGATATTTTTAGAAGGTAGTGGATTAGGTTTAACAGATGAAATAAATAAACCAAAAAAAGATGCACTTTCACGACCAGATTTGGAGTGGGCAGATAGTAAAGGTATTTAATTGAATAATGATTAATATAAATTTACTCGGTGATTATATATTTAAAAGAATACAGAAGGATAATATTTCTCATGAACATAGAATGAATCATCCACGAGAAATGATGACGGGGTTATATATAGGTTCTTCTGATATCCAGAGGTATATAGAAGATTATTTCAACTATGGAATAGACCATACTGGTAATGATGTATGTGCGGATGACCGAGTAGAACGATATTGGGATGATGCAGATGGCAAAGAAGATTAAACGACTTTATATTATTGGGGATAGTTGGACATATGGAGACGAGTTATCAAATCGCAAAGAACAATCTTGGCCAATTTTATTATCACAAGAGTTTGATTGTGAATTAATAAATCGTGGGGAGAGTGGTGGCTCAAATGATTGGATGTTTAGAAAAACTGTTGAATGGATATGTAATCAAAAGAATCTTAATGATACAGTAGTTATAGTAGGTTGGAGTGAACCAAATAGACGAGAGGAAATTTTTAAGTTTTATAATACTTCTCAGGTAGATTCTGATGAGAGAGAAAAATTTATTTATACTAAGTTATATAATAATGAATTATCACATTATAAGTCTATTTGTTATATGGTTACTTTACAAGAGTTTTTAAAATCAAAAAATATAAAATATTTATTCTTTCAACCCTGGCATGATTTATTGGGGAGTGAAAAGCCTTTGACAGACCAACGAAAGCAAAAAGAAAAATTTAAATGGTTATTGAAAGCGGGAGAAGGATATCAAGTTGAATGTTATAGTGAAGAATTAAGAATAAAAGAAATAATTAAAAATATAGATTCGAAATATGTTATTGGGCCTCGTGTTTTAGATTATAAAAAGGAATACAATGTACATAAAATAATACATCGTCATCCTAACGAATCAGAACATAAAATAATGGCAAAGTTTATTAAAGAAAAATTGATGGAGTATGTTTATGATTGAACCTTATATTAGAGGACGAATATCATTAGCTATTGCAAATTATTGGACATCAAATGGTTTCTTAACAGAAACCAATAGAAATAGTGGAACTCTTGTTGCTTTCGATTGGAGTGGTGATTATTTAACTGAAATAAATACTAATATTGATTTAAGTGATTTAGAAACTGGTGGTTTTGGATTTGATGATTTTGTATATTTTTTAAAACAGAATATGTTTACTCTTTTGTTAGGATTAAGAAATCTTCGGTATTATGAGAATCCATCTACAGAATGGATAGATAGATTAAAAGAAATATTAAAATCTAATGTGATAGATTATGATGAATATATAATAGATAAATGGCCAGCTCCAATTCCTGAATTTGATGTACCAGATAATGTTTTTATTTTAAGATATTCATTTGATCCAAATAGTAAAATTGATGCATTGGCAGCAAATTGGTATGAGTTTGAAGAGTTTATGAAAAATAGTGAGTGGAAAAAATATTACAAGGATATAGAATCTGAAAAGAAAAATAGAGTTATAGTTTTTTGTAGTAATGTAGAAAATTTTATTTTACATGGGGAGTTTATTAAATGAAAATATTGAATGATAAAGAAGTAAAAGTAGATTTAGGAGATGGAATATTTGTTTATAGAGGCGAAATAATATTATTATATAATAAATTTCTTCAAATCTGTGACAATTTTTCTAAAGATACTTTTAATTCTATTCCAGTTTGGTCACCGTCTATGACTACAATAAAAGATTATAACTATTCAGAATATGAGAAAATATTTACAGACAAAACAAATTCAATATATCATAATGACAAATTAGTTGGTCATCATTGTCCCACAGGATGTTTAGGAGTAATTTATCCTATGTTAAATAGAGAAGAAGTTATTACTGATAATGTGGCATATAATACTTCAACGAAGTCAGTTAGAGTTGAAATAGATGATTTACATCAGGTAAATTTTACAGTATGGGAAACTGTTCATGTAGGTGAATGGGAATATGTTGTTGAATCATTAGATAAGAGTGTTAAATTTTTTGTTCAGTTAATGGAACATTTGAGATTAGAATGGAAGTTACAGAAAGCAACAGATACTTTTTTTGGTCCAGATGCAGAAACATTAAAAAGAGCACAAAGAATAAGTGGAAGTAAAGTTGAATTTTTAATTGAAAATAATCCATTTCCACCAATTATGAAACCACCATTACATAGATCAAAGAATAAGGTTGATAATTTTATTCCGATAGGTTCTGCAAATATACCTGGAAATAGATTGTTAAATAAATTTGAAATCGAAACAGAATTTAACAGAGAGGTTTCAGCATGTTGGGGTTGGGGATTAGAAAGAATAATAGAAATTTTTTATAAAGAGGGAATTATTCCAGAAGATTTAGAAACATTTGAATATAAAGAAGAAAATAAAAGTTATTTTTTAAATACCATAAAGAATGATACGGGATGGTTTGTTATTGATGGAGTATCTTCATGGTTCAGTGAAAGAGATGTTATAGATTGTAGTGATGATATTACAGATGAATATGGATTTACGATAATTGATTCACTTGAATTGGTTGATAAATATGAAAAAGAAATTAAAATAGGAATGGAGAAGTTTCTTGAAGATTTGGGTCCAAATTGGGATGAAATTTGGGATTTTGAAGAGTTAAAAAAACGAGTTAGTAATGGTCATGTATTTTTATGTAATATTATAGAAGGGGAAGTTGTTCAATTTACTTGGTATTGGTTTGGTGAGTGGACAATGACAGATCATAATTGGAATCTTAAATTTAATTTTCCACCACATACAACTTATGGTGGACATTGGTGGTGTAATCCAGAGTATAGACTTAAACGAGGATTAGTTAAATCTTTAATGGATAATTTGAAACCATATTTGAAAAGTGTGGGAGTTGAAAGAGAATTGGCAGCAGTAGATGGTTGGAATCATTCACCTATGAAACTTCATAAAAAGATGGGATTTATAGGATCAGATTGGATTTTGGAAGAGGAACTATTAAAATGATTTTTAAGTTTATTGATAGAGTATTAGAACAAACTGATGATAAAATTGTTGCAATTAAAAATGTTACAATAAATGAACCATATTTTAGAGACCATATTATTGATGGTTCACCAGTATTACCTGGTAGTATAACTTTAGAAACTATCGGACAGGCAGGTGATATATTATTAGGAACAACAACTTATTTGGCTAAGATTGAAGATGCTAGATTTTATGAAAAAATAATTCCAGGTGACCAATTAAGAATTGAAGTTATTAAATTGAGAAGTATTGGTAAGATTCATAAATTACATGGAATTGGTTTGGTTGATGGTAAGAAGCATGTAGAACTTAAATTTACACTCAGAGAAGATGATGAGTAAAATATTTGTATTAGGATACAATAAAACAGGTACTAAGAGTTTAGCAGATGCATTGGTGGTGCTCGGATATCATGTATTACATACAGGAGGTGGCGGTGAGTTTCTTGAGATGACATACAAGAATATGAAGAACAACCGCGGTATATTATTTGGTTATGAGGAATATGATTGTTATTTAGATTATCCTATATTTGAACCAATAGTTTTTTCACATATTATAGATGAGTATCCAGATGCTAAATATATCAGTTTAACTCGTGATTTAAATGGATATGTAGATTCAGTTTTACGAGATAAAATAAAGAGATTAAAAGATGGTATCATAGATTCTTGGAATTGGTTAGGTGTTGGAGATAAAGAAGTATTTGAAAATTATCCAGAATATCAAAAAGAATGGGTTAAAGGGAAGATGGAATTTAAACATCAAAGTAATTTACGATTTTTGAAAAAGAAAGATATAAAATATTTAGATATGAATATATGTGATAATGGAGATGGTTGGGAAGAATTGTGTCCATTTTTAGATAAGTCAATTCCAAATGAGGAGTTTTCGTGGAATATTTAAATAAATTACTGAAATCTTCTGAGTTTGATGATAATCCTTGTTGTTATATCTATGATTTAAATAAACTTAAATCCAAAATAAAGATATTAAATGACAAGGGGAAACAATTTTTTTATTCTGTTAAGTGTAATCCACATGAAAAAATTCTGAAATATATCGCCAATAATTCTGATATTGGTGTAGAAGTTGTATCTGATGGAGAATTTCAGAAGGCGTTAAAATATTTTAATTCAAATAAAATTGTTTGTGGTGGAATTGGAAAATCAGATTTATATTTGAAACTTATTGTAGAAAAAAATCCATATAAAGTAGTTTTAGATTCTTTAGGAGAAGCAAAGAGATTAAATAAGTATTTGTCTAAACCAATTAAAGTTTTAGTTAGAGTATCTTTTAAAGATAGTAGATTTGGTATTCCAATAGAAGATTTAAACGATACTACTGATAAAATTAATCAATTAGATTTTATAGAGGTAGAGGGAATACATAATCACGAGAAAACTAATTGTTTAGATTGGAGAGAATTATTATCACATCATGAAAAAGTAATTAATTCTACAGAATTAGATACTATTAATTTAGGTGGTGGATTTGGTGTAAATTATATAGATAAATCTCATTTTGATATAGATAGTTATTTTAATAAATTACAAACTGATAAAAATTTGATTTATGAAATTGGTAGGAGTTTAATTGTAGATTGTGGATATTATTATGTCAAAGTATTAGATTTAAAAGAAGATGATATTATTACTTCTGGTGGAATTCATCAAATGCAACGATATTTCATAACAAAAGTAAATGTACCTTTTAAAATATTTAATCTTGATACATCTTCAAGTTCTAAAGTATATAATCGTAGGATAAATATATCAGGATCTACTTGTGTTGAAGAAGATATTTTGGCATTTAATGTTCATGTAGATAAAGTATCTATTGGTGATATAATAGTATTTGAATTGGTTGGTGGATATTCACATACTGGATCACTTATAAATTTTAATTCATTACCTGAACCTATGGAGATTTTTTATGAGTAAAATATTAGCATGTTTATCGGGTGGAGTTGAAAGTACTTATGGTGTATATGATTTGTTAAAAAATACAGACCATGATGTAACTTTATTTCATTTGTATTTTAGAAATCATCCAAGATACGAAGGTGAAACTGAATCCTGTGAACATATTGTAAATTGGTTGGAAGAAAATACAAGAGAATTTGATTGGAAATCTACTGACCTAAGTTATAGTGGTGTCAATGAAATTACACAACCACCACATTCGGCAGACATATGTTATACTATAGTAACTACTGCAAATATTTGTATAAATGAAAAAGATTATGATGAAGTTATGTTTTTTATAAACAAAGAAGAATGGGATTCGGCTATAACTAATGATGTACCCACATTTGATTATCCATTTATGGTAAATTTGTTTGATTTAACATTAAGTAGATTCCCCTTTATGGAAACTAAATTGTCATTTTATAAAAATATTCGTGAATTAACAAAGAAAGATATTTATAATAGGATACCTACGGACTTACGAAGGTATGTTCATAGTAATGATAAGAATTATAATGGAGTTATTTAAATGATATTTAATTACGATACATATAGTAGTAGTTTTAAAGAAAACTCACTTACTATTGGGGATGATCTCTCTACTAAATTTTATGGGTCATATCCTGCTAATATGGGTGAGTTGGTAAGTGTAGATTGGCAACCATCATCTGGAAATTTGTGGTTACTTGAAATCAATACAGATATTTTGTTGGCTAATACAATTACAGTTTTTCAGACTGGATTTGATTGTGATGCAATATCTTCATTCGTATCTTCTTCAGGATATGATAATTTACATTTTGTAAAATCTTCATACGAGAATTTTGAATTGGGAGATTATAATCCATATTTTTTATCTGAATTTAGTGCTAGTGTTGTTAGTCATGGTTTAACCTATACTTCATCATTTGTAGAGCCCATAACTACAGGGTCAAATGATTTATTAACAAGTGGAATAGGATCAGATTCTACAACATTTTATTTAGTGAATACACCATTGAGTAATGGGAGTCGTTATACGGTAAATTCAGGTATATTTCATTTATCAAGAAATAAAATTACGTTTGATACTTTTGTATCAGAATCAGGACATAGTAACTGGTTACCATCTGCTTCGTCATGGATAAGTGATTTAGGACATGGATCCGTAACATTCCAAGTAAATACAGATTTTCCAGATGTAGTTGTAAAAGATCCATCACAAGATGTTGGTAGTGGATTAACTTTTATTAATGATAGTACAGATTCATCTTTTACAGCTTCATCATATGATTATGTACAACAATTTATACAACCAGATGTAGATTCAAATGGATATCCAATATCAATGAAAGGAATTGCAATGGTACATTCTGGAGATAGTTTGTGGTTAAGACCAAGTGATAGTTTACCATACTGGCACGATAATGTTAAATATACTACTTCGGGTTCTAATGAATATGATTTTACCTATACAGGCACGGTAGGTATATTTGGTAGTGATACTAAAGTTGCTATGTCAGATGGTAGTTGGAAGAATATTCAGTCAATTGTAGTAGATGATGAAGTATTTTGTGGATATAAATCAGATAGTATTGATGGTCATATGCGAAAAACTAAATTACGTGATGATCAATATTTAGAGGGTTCAAATGAATCTTGGAGAAGTTTTGAGGAATCTAATTTAGAAGGTTTGTCTATAGTATCTTCATTAGTATCGAATATAGGTAATTACAAATATAGAAAATGGTGTACTATTAATGGGAGTTTAGAAGTATCACCCGTAGAATGTTTGTTAGTAAAAGATGGTTCAGATTCTAAATATAAATTTAAAGAATCTCGAAATATTACAACGAGTGATAAGTTGGTACATTCAGATAAATCAGATGTTGATATTACAAGTGTTACTCTTAATAGTGGTTCATTAAAAGACTTTTATAGTTTCAGTTTGACAGACCAAGATAATTATTTTGTATCACAGAGTATGGTTACAATACAACATTATTTAGTATAGGTGAGTGTAATTGAAAATTTAATAGAGTTAGATGGATATTTAGATTTAGATGGATTAGAGCCAGTAAACAGAGAATTTAAAGAAACAATCGGAACTATTTCTAAGAAGTATTGGAATATTTTTTATGCGGAAACGTCCGGGACAGAAGATTTAGACTCAAGAAATATAGATTTTACCTTTGATGTTGAAATACCCGAGGATTCGGGTGATATGTATACATTATATTTGAGAGAATTTGCAGATGGACACAAGAAGGCAACTGATTTAGATTATTTATTGATAGATAAACATGAATCTTGGGTTGATTTACCCATATATGAGAAATTTCCAAAAACAAAAAATTTGGTATCTAAATTACCATTTAAGAATGTCGCAAGAGTGATGTTTTGTTTTCAGGAAAAGACTGGAAAAAGTGGAATACACGTTGACCATGTAGATAGTAATTGGAGGCAAGAGTTTATATGGTTTCGCTTAGATATTTCCAAAAAATTCTATCTCTTGGAAAATAACAAACCTATTTATATACAAGGAAGTTCTGGGTGGTTTGATACTACAATACTACATGGAAGTGAGACTGAAGAATATGGTGTTAGTTTAAGAGTAGATGGAGAATTTACACCAGAATTTAGAAAAAAATTATTCGGTAAGGATTCAAAATGGGAAACAATAACGAGTTATGAAAAATAAAGGTCTATTCGACCACGTTACACACATCACACAAAAACAGACCAAAGGTTATTGGGATTCTCTAAATGAAACAGAGAAGAAGCAGTGGTCTAACTATATGATACATAGATTTCTATCTATGAAGATGGAATATGTTGATGTAGTAAATGAAATTCAGAGATATAATCTAAAACCAAAGGATTTATATAAGTTATACACTAATGTACTTCCAAAGAAGAAGGAGTGGTTAAAATATGTTAAAGGAAAGAAGAATATGAAACATCCAAAATGGTTATTAGAAGTAGTAGCAAAACACTACGAATCAAGTCTTGCAGAAGCACAAGAATATACAGAAGTATTCTATACTACTGAACAAAACAAGGCAAATCTAAAAACGATACTTCAGAATTATGGAGTGGATCCAAAGGAAATTAAAAAACTAAATTTACCCTAATGTCATATTTTAAATTGGCCAATTGTGGTTGGAATTTAAAAGATACTGGATTTGGTAATCGTATTAATATTTGGGAAATTGCATTTGAACTTACTAAATATAATAATTTTAAATTTACTATTTTAGTAGATGAAGATAAGTGGAGAGAAACAAAATATCTTGATTTTCCTCATACAAAATCTTCTAAACATTTATATAATAATTTTAAAGATTTACCAGAGATAGATATTCGGTATGAATGGTTAAAAGAGTTAGATATAAGTAAAGATTGGTATATTAATGATGCGTGGCCTCCGTATGATGGTGGAAGTAATCACTATGGAACATTATTACATTTAATTACTTTAAAAGATAAAACTCTTGAACGCAAAATAAAAATTTTGGTGGGAGATAGGATTGGAATTCACATAAGACATTGGCCCGTTGTAGATGAGGATTCAAAATCAAATTTTATTTCACGATTTGATTATAAGAGTAAAATGAAACAAGTAAGAAAAGTAATGGATAATTTTCCAAATTCTAAGTTTTATATTAGTACAAATGTTACTTATGATGAACCAACCCAAGGCCCATATTTACCAGATTTTAGAAAAGAATCACAGTGGATATCAGAGATATACAGAGATTATGATGTGGTGGATTATAGAGATATAATATCAGTTGGAGAATTGTTACCTGAAACTGTTAGGGATCCAAATAATCCATCATGGTCAAGGGTAATGGATGATGAAGGAAAAATTATTAATATAGTTAGTTATGAAGAAAAACACGAAGATATTGAACATGAGATATATGATATTAAGATAAAGAGAGATGTGGTTGATTTGTTTAGTTTAATATATAGTAGAAAGTTCGTTCCATCAATAAAAACAGGAGTAGATTCAACTTGGAGTGATTTTGTTAGCCATTATAGAAAAAGAATATGACAAGAGTAAATTATAAAACTCTCGGTCAATTTATTGATATAGACGAGAAAGACTTGGAGTTTGAAAGGGTTACAAATTCAATAGATGTAGTAGATAGAGAATATGGTGTAGAAGTTATATTTGATTATTACAGACGACATGGATTTCCCCACTACAAAATTCGTGAAGAAGAAAAACACGAACATATGAGGAAACTCAAAAGATTTGATGTCGATACAATATTCATAGATAATCAGATAGTCCAAACTATGCATTGTCTGAGATTAGCTTGGTCATATTTTCCTTTCTTTTGGGAAATTCAATGTGGACATTCAAGAACATCACCGATGCAAGCATTCAATGATGATAAGATATTCAAATCAGTTATTACAAAGTGTTGGAACTGGGAACAGAAACATTATAAGGGTGAGGATCCAGAAGGAGAAAGAAACAAGTTCCACGAAAATAGACTACGACAATCTTTGAAGTTATATTCTGGAGTCCAATCAGTAAGTAATTTCAGACCAACGGCAGCCAAACTTATCTATGAGAAGTTTGGTGGTGATGGTACTATTTGGGATATGAGTTGTGGTTGGGGTGGACGACTACTTGGATTTCTTTCATCATCCAATACCAAACATTACATAGGAACTGAACCATCTACAAGAACTTATAAGGGTTTATTGCAGATGAGCAAGGAATTCTCGTATATTAACAAAAAAGTTGATATATATAAACAAGGGAGTGAAGAATATCTTCCAAATAAATCTTCTCTCGATTTATGTTTTACTTCACCACCTTATTTCGACACGGAAAAGTATTCCGATGAGCCCACACAAAGTTATATAAAGTACCCTACTCAAGACGAGTGGGTAAATGGTTTTTTAAGAAGTACAATAGAGAATTGTTATACTGGACTAAAAAAAGGTGGTTATATGTTATACAATATCGCAAATACACCAAAGTATAAATTTATAGAAGAACAAACAATAAAGATTTCAAAAGAGTTGGGTTTTGCCCAAGAAGATACATTACAATTAACATTATCAAGTGTGATGGGTGCAGGTTATAAATATGAACCAGTATTCGTCTTTAGAAAATAGGAGAAAGTATGGGAGAACAACGTGACCTTGATCGGTTATTGAAAGTACATTATGCGGATATGCCAGGATTGGATACAGAAACACAAATACTATTCAAACAGTTAGAGTGGGGTATTAACTTAGGTAATAATACTATGTATTTAACTTATGAAATAGATACAGACCAATTATATTCGGTTATGACAAGGTTTGATAATTTTATTCAATATACTAAGGGAAAGAAAGATGTAAATTTAATTATATCGTCTTATGGTGGTGATGTTTACGCCATGTTAGGAACGATTGATTATTTCAATTCATTACCAGTAAAAGTAAATACTCGTTGTATCGGAGCCTGTATGTCCGCTGCCGCAGTAATATTGGCGTGTGGAACTGGTAAAAGAACAATGACTCAAAATTCAACGGTTATGGTTCATGAAGGTTCGGCATTTGAGGTA